GGCTAATTGTTGAATAGAAGCTCCTAGTGCTTGAGCTGCTTTAATCTGTTCTGGGGTTGCGTTTTTAGCAGAAGGGTCGCCTGTTAAGATACGAGCAAGGATAGTTTGTTTTGCAGCGGACTGGTCTTTTGCGTATTCAGTTCCCTTAAAGAAGTCCTGCTGTTCTTTTGTTAGTTCAAACTCAGGGTTAATTTCTTGTTGGCGCATAAACAAACGCAACGCTTCGTTCTGTGCTACTGCTTGCTGTTCGGCAGGGCTGTTCTTAGAAAAAGGATTTAAAAGTATTTTATTATCGTCAGTCGCCATTCCAGCTACTTCTGGTCTTTTCTTAAAGAACTCAAGTTCACCTTCTTCAGGCTCTCGTGTTCCAAACATCTCTACTAAAAAATCCATATCAGTATCCTGAAATTACATCTAAAGTTTCCCACTCATCGCCACCATCGTCAACATCGAAGTTGGGGCGGACTAACTGCTCGATGTACGCTAAGGCATCCACCGTGTCATCGTGTACTCCCTGTGTGGGGAACATTAGGAGTTCATCGACAAACAAATCAAAATCACCTTCATCGTTTAGGATAATTCTACCATGCTCTAAGTTACCCTGTAGCGCCCAAGTCACCCTATCGACTTTTTTCTTGTTGCCGTGCGTCAATTCTTCAATGTGAGCGTAACAGTTCAGTCTTCGCATAGCGTCCATCAGTGGACTCATAATCGCTTGCTTTGCGATACCTCGCTCAATCCCTACTGCCAGCGGCTGATACTCTTGTATGTTTTTAAGTATTCGCAGTGCTGTGTCTTCAGTTGACCAGCGACCTGTTTCAATCTTGTCCACATACCATACATTATTGTTATCTACCTTTACACACGCAATAGCGGTTTTATCTAATCGTTTATTGGTTTGCCTCTTACCAACCTCATCAAAACCAGCGCAGTCTACTGCGATGTACCATGAACCTTCTTTTGGTTCTTCACCGAACTTAATCCATTCTTCTTTAAAGAGTCCTGAACCAGCGTTGTTAAAGGAAGACAAATACTCTTGGTTAAACGCAAAGGAACTCAGTGTTCGCTTGGCAGCCTCAATCTCTTTAGGGTCAATCGTTTCATTGTCCGCAGTGGTGAAGTGCCACGACTTCCAATCTTCATCGCTACCACTTTGTCCTAACTGAAACCACTCATAAAAGTGATTACGACCAGAAGGGGTAGAAATAAACATGGCTCTACCTTTTTTATCCGACAGCGCAGCTCGTAATACTCGTTCCCAAATCTCTGCTTTAATAAACGCTACTTCGTCCATTACCAAATACGACAAGGACACACCACGCAAAGAGTCTTGGTTGTCAGCACCTCGAATGAGGATTTTCCTGCCGTTCACCAAAGTAATCTCTAAGTTGTTAATGTGCGCAGACTTGATTACAGGTCTACCTAAATCCATTAACAAGTCCCACATAATCGTTCGAGCTTGTCCTAGCGTTGGTGCAACATACATCACGCTAGAGCCTTCAGGACAATTAAGCCCTTCAATCAATAGGGTTATCGCAGATAGTCTGGACTTACCACAGCGACGACCAGCAGCAATAACCTTAAATCGAGTAGTGTCTTTAAATACCTTTTGTTGCCATTGCAACAGAGCGAATGTTAACTCACTCATCTACATCTCGTATTACAACATCAGTAACATCGTTCTCAATTACTTCGCTGGTTTCAATCGTGGGATTGATTCCAGTAATGTTAATGCTAATCTGCGGAGTACCGCCACCGCTCTTAGCCTCAAAGCTGGACAGTGGTAATAACCTCTCTCCACAGAACTTGAGCATCGCACCCTGTGCAGGATGACCGTCAGCAAGTGCTGTCTCAATAATCTTGGTAATCACACTGTCACCAGCCGTAGCCAGCAACCTTGCTTTAAATTCTGCAATCCTTGCTGCATCGCCGGGTGGTCTACCCAACACCCCGGGATTCTTCTTCTTGGCGATAGCCGCCTTGGTGGGACGACCTAACTTAGGTTTACCATTTACTACTTCACGTCGTTTAATCTTGGGGCGCTTATGCTTTACGACATCACCTGTCGGTAGCGCATCTTCAATTACAACTTGTTTTTCAATTTCCGACATGAGTCTTTTATCCTTTAAGGAAGACATAAAAAAATTAGTTCACCTACTAATACTATAGAGCGCTATCGGTAGATTGTTTCTCGCTATCGCTAAGGGGGAACGACTATCGTCTATTATTCCCCCTATTCCATCGTGGGCTATAATACTCCGCCCGTAGGGGACTGACCTGATTCCGTTATAGTGTGCTTTGAACTTGTAAGGCGATAATAGCACATTTTCAGAGATTTGTCAAGCATTATTTTATTGACCTTGATACTACAGTGGTCTTCGACTGAGCGGGGCTATGACAGCAATACAGGTCTCCGCAGACCGCTGTAAGGTGCTTACGCACTTACAGTGACCTCCTACGGAGTGTGCATTTTCCAATACAGACAATACCGTCTATTTTACTCTTTTATTTCAGAGACTTACATTGCAGTGCAATATAGTCCTATTTTACCTTTTTGTATGCTAAGGCGCCTACAGCAACATTAACAGCGAAGCAACACCCCCTCCCCCCTATGTCACTTTGTAGCGTTGTTTCTATACCACAGTGTTGTATTGGCACAACAGTATCAATGTTAGTGAGTGCTTACCAACATAGGTCTGCACAGTATTGGTGCATAACTGTCATGCACTATATTGGTGCTGCACTGTTTTGGTGCAGATAGTATGAGGGGCGATGATGCACCATTATAGTGCAACCTAAGTTAGTCAATACTAACCTATACTGGCTATCTATACTGGCTATTTATACAGTGTTGTTTATGCGCAACTAAGGGAAAGTCCCTATAAAATAATTGTATACTTTTATGGAATTGTGCCGTTATACTATCAACAAGTAGCACAATTTAAACCGGCAGTATCCTAAAATTGGAGGCATTAAAATGACAGCACTAATATACCAACAAGTAACCGACTCAATTATTAAGCAGCTTGAGAGTGGCGCTACGCCATGGGTTAAGCAATGGAATGGCAGCAGCAGCGCCGACCATAACGCCGCAACGGGTAGGCGTTACAATGGCGTTAATACCCTTATTCTAGCAATAAGCGCCGCATCTGGCGGGTTTAAATCAAACCAGTGGGCGACCTATAAGCAATGGCTTACACTGGGCGGGCAAGTAAGAAAAGGCACTAAGGGAACCACGATAATATTTTATTCACCGGTCACCGGTAGCAAAATCAGCGCCGACGGCACGGAAAAAAAATATTATTACGTATTAGAGTCATACAGTGTATTTAATGCCGACCAAATTGACGGTTATACGCCGCCAGTGGTAACGGTTAAACCGTTTAACAGCATTGCAGCGCTTGAGGCACTGGCGACTGATAGCGGCGCTGTAATTAAACACGGCGGCGACCGGGCATTTTATTCACCTAGCGATGATTTTATTCAGATGCCTAATAAAACCGACTTTACTAATGAGGCAGCATACTATGCGACTTTATTACATGAGATGGCGCACTGGTCCGGTAATGCTACACGCCTTAACCGTGATTTATCCGGACGTTTTGGTAATGAAGCATATGCGGCGGAGGAATTGATAGCGGAATTGTCGGCAGCATTTTTATGCGCTGAATATCAAATTGACGGCGACCTACGCCATGCCGGATATATTGCGTCATGGTTGCGTATCCTAAAAAATGACAATAAGGCAGTGTTTAAAGCGGCAGCACTGGCGCAAAAATCAGCGGATTACATTAAGGCATTGTCTGCCACAGTAGCGCCGGCAGTAGCGGAGGAATTGATAGAGGCATAATCTAGGGGTAAGTCCTAATACGTTTTGATAGCGTATTAGGGCATTATCCTTATAGCAGTATCCTAAAACCAGTGGAGGCATTACAAAATGATACGATTATCAAAAACCAGTAAACTAGATGGCATTTTATCGTGGTCGCTACAAGCGCTCGAAACATGTCCCGGCAGCATTGCAAAAAATGGCGACTTAGTGCCGGCGTGCAAGGGCTGCTATGCGACTACGGGAAATTACAATTATCCTAACGTGAAAGCGCCACGCCTTGAAAATCGAGACGACTGGCAGCGCACGGAATGGGTTAGTGAGATGGTATCGGCGCTTAGTAATTCCCGCTATTTTCGATGGTTCGATAGCGGCGACCTTTATAGTGTAGATTTAGCGGCGAAGGTTTACGCCGTGATGGAGGCTACGCCATGGGTTAGTCACTGGCTGCCGACTAGAATGCACAAGTTTAAAAAATTCACTAATATATTGCATAAAATGCAGTCATTGCCAAACGTCGCCGTCCGCTATTCTAGCGACAGCATTACCGGCGAAACCGTGCAGGGTTCGACTACGTCAACAATTTTTAGCAGTGAGGCACAATTACCGGATAACGCCACGGTATGCCGTGCTTATGAGAATGAAGGTAAGTGCAGTGGCTGCCGTGCCTGTTATGATAAAAACGTGGCAGTCATTGCTTATAAGGCACACGGCGTTAAAATGGCGAAGGTAATCCGCATTGCTGCAATGGTTTAATTATCAATCTACTATAGGGGTTTATTATGTATAAAATTATCGACGTATACGGCTGCGCTCATAAAAACACAATGACATTCGACGAAGCAATAAAAACGCTATCGTCCGATATGTATTTAACTGAAAAGGATATAGCGGCAGCAAAAAATGCGGATAAATTTTCTTTTATCTATGGTTTTAAATCATGTCATATTGAGAGGGTTTAATTATGTATAAATTTTTTGCAGGAATAGTAAGTATTGTTTTATTTTGTTTATTGTCGCTATCGCTAGGTTATTTTATCGCCGAAGCACTAACTTAAAAAGGAATTACAAAAATGAGTACATTACATGAGATTAAAACGGTATCATTTCACAATCGTAAACCATCGAAACCAATGGTAACTAAGGCGATAAGGGACGCTATAAAACAAGGGTATAAGGCGATTGATATATCCTACGGCGAAAACCTAATAGAACTGGTATACCATGACCGGCATATGCAATGGTACGGCTATGGTTGGATTAAAACCATCGGAGGCAGTGATTTAGCGGACGATATGAACACGCCTAAGCAATCTAATACCACTGAATTTATGAGGCAGCATTTTAATTTACTAGGGGTTTAATATGAGTTTATTACATGAGATGGAAAAACACGGGTTAGCGGACTGCCGTTTTAATAATGCGCTTACGGACAGAAAATTTATGCAGGACGATGTAGCGGCAATGATGCGGACCTTATCCGGCAGCGAACCGGTCCGTACTTATGACTTTATGGCGCAATTATCCGACGATGGACTATATAACCTATGGCGTGACCTTATGACAATCCAACAATCCACTATGAAGGACTGATATGCGCTTAAACACTGTTTTACTTGTATTAACTGGTTTCCTGATATATACTCAATCGCTTCTATTGTTATTTGACTATCTAGCAGGGCTTTAAAGGGCTGTTTTAGCCGACTTTGATTGAAGTTAATACCTACCTATTACTTATGCCGTAAAACGGCTTAGAAAGGCTTAAAATGAGATGTACTTGTTGCAATACAGCATTAAATGATTTTGAATCAACGATGCGCCACGCTATCACTAAGCAATTTTTGGAGATGTGTGGTACTTGCTTACGGACTGTCGATGCCTATATTCCGGTGCAGGTTAGGAACGACCTATTGAGTGATTCAGATACGGGTAATTTAGATGACTTGCTGGACAATATCGATGATTTTACCGGCGATGATTGCGATGAAGATATGGAAGACTACTGGAATGAGCGCTGATGCAATCGCCTATATAGTCTATGTTGTATCAGGGCTGTAGGGTTTTAATAGTTTTTAATCACATCGAGAAACAATCAACGATAGTCTATGTTGTTAAAGCATTATACAAAGTTTTTGAAATTGTGTCAAGTCTTTTATTTTTGTCTTAAACCATTGACTTTTTTATTGTCAATGTTTACTGTAAGTTGTCTTTTATTGAAAGGGGTTTTTTATGAATTCTATTGATGAAGCACGTTACCATTTTGTACTGTCGGATATGGCGGATTTGGTCGATGAATACGGTTATGCTAATGTCCTAAACGACTTAGATGAGATGATTGCCGCTAAAGCCAATGCAATGCTATATGAGGTGACTAATGTCTAATCTTCGCTACGAAGTAAGAGATGAATGGGGCGGGTTAGTAAGGCGGTTTTATACCCGTGATGAAGCAGAAACATACATTGAAATGGATAAGTCGCTATGGATAAAGACATTACCGAAACCAGCGAAGATAGATGCCTTCACAAACGCTTTAAAACGCCTTGGAAACTGTTTATTTTAGTCGTGCTAGGGGTAGCCCTTATCTCGGCTTACGGTGGCTACAAAGCCGCTAAATGGGAACTAGAGCATACTGTATGTGGTAATTATTATAAGGGTCATTCGTACTGGAATGGATGGCTTAGTGTTAAAGATGGTGTTTCTAGGTGTTTTTGGGTAGAATCAGAATTCCCTTGGCGGGTTCGTCACGGGGTTGTATTAGTAGATGATAAATGAAAGGTACAAAATGAGAACAGCACCAAAAGAAGTTGATATGACATTTACAGTCACGGTGACATACAAAGTCACCACATATGGCGATAGTCGATTTGACTGCTATGCGATGGCTGAAAACATGAGCATTGAAGATATACATAAAGAAGGCGAAGTGCAAGATATTGAAGTAGGCGATGGGGTAGAGTTTTAATGACTCAATCTAAATTCGTAAAGCACCTACCGTGTGAGCATTGCGGCAGTTCAAATGCCAATGCGCTCTATGACGATGGTCATACCCATTGCTTTAAGTGTGAAACCTACACCGCAAGCAATGGTGAAACAACAACAATGAAGGCAGTTAAACCAATGAACAAGGACATACAATTTTATGACTCTGCTACTAATTCTAGTATCTCTGACCGTGGTATTACTTCGGCTACTTGCTTAACCTACGGTGTAAAACAATCTACTGGCAAGCACTATTACCCATTCTATGACGCTGATGGCACACTGGCGGCAGTTAAGACTAGGGATGTGGCTAACAAGCAATTCAGCATTGCCGGGGACTTTAATGGCGCTACGCTGTTTGGGCAACAACTTTTTGCTAAAGCAGGTCGCTACTTGACCATCTGTGAAGGTGAACTAGACGCTATGGCGGCGTATCAGATGCAAGGTAGCAAGTACCCTTGCGTTAGCGTTAGAAACGGTGCTAGTGCCGCTTTAAAGGACTGTAAGGCGCAGTATGAATGGATTGATTCATTCGAGAATATCGTTATAGCGTTTGATGCTGATGAAGCAGGACAGAAGGCTTCGCAAGCAGTCGCTGAATTGTTCGGTGGCAAAGTGAAGGTAATGAAACATAAGAAAGGATATAAAGATGCGTGTGATTATTTGGCGAACGGAAGTAGTAAGGAATTTGTTGATTGTTGGTGGGGTGCTGAGGCTTATGTACCTGATGGAATCATTCAAGGTAACACCCTCTGGGATATGGTCTCAGCTCCTATCGAGAAAGCTGATTGTGATTATCCATATGAAGCACTTAATAAACTTACCTACGGTATCAGGAAAGGTGAGTTGGTCATGGTTACCGCCGGCAGCGGACTCGGTAAGTCTCAATTTCTTAGAGAAATTGTGTGGCACATCCTCTGCAAAACCAATGACAACATCGGACTTATGTTTCTTGAGGAAGGTGTACGAAAAACAGCGAGGTCTTTGATGTCGTTAGCAGTAAACAAACCAATCCATTTACCTGATGTAGAAATCTCGCCGGAGGAACTGAAAGATGCTTTTGATAGAACTTTGGGAAGTGACCGTATTTATTTGTTTGACCATTTTGGTAGTACTTCTTTGGAGAATATTGTCAATCGAGTGCGCTACATGGCAAAAGGTCTTGGCTGTGGTTATGTGTTTCTTGACCACCTTAGCATTATCGTTAGCGGCGGTGATGT